TATAGTTCAAAACCATACTTTTACCTGCTTTGGCAACATCGTTAAATGAAACTCCTAATTGTTGTGCATAAGCAACTTGTTTTTGTAATGCAGGACCTGATTTAATTTGGTATCCCAATGCTTCTTTGGATGCACTAGCAACTTCTTCCATCAAACCACCTAAGTCTATGTTTGCAGAGTCTGCCATTGCTCGCATACCCTCGACCATATTCAATGCAGTTCCGGCTGAAACTTTGTTTGCTCTTTTAAAGAACGATACCATACTTGATATATTATCAGAAGAAGCACCTGTTCTTTTTTCCAACAATGCCATATCAGCTGCTATTTCGGAAGAAACTTTATCACCCAACGCTTTTGATGCTGCTGATAACGAAGATGCTACATTTTCTGCACCCACACCTGCTAATTGCATTTGTGCTGCACCGTATCCTATCGAACCTAAACTTTTTCCAAAAAGTGCAGTTTTTGAAGCAGCTTGGAATTCAGCTGCACCAGTTTGCATTTGTGCAGAAAATTGAACTGCTGCTCTTTGTGAAGCATGAGCAGCTTCTATGGTTAATTGATTTACGGTATTAGCAGTATCTATACTATTCTGTGCAACAGACATAGCTATATTTTGCTTTATAAATCCTGCTTTATTATCAATTTTAGCAACTTCATTTGCAGTATTTACATTTAATTCAGCAACTGCTACATCTCTTCTTTGTTTTACAAATCCTCTTTTATTATCAAGTTTTGCAAGTTCAATTTCAGCACCAATATTATTCTTTTGACGGTCTAAATCCGCTTTTGTAGCAGCATAAGCATCGGCATTTTTATATTTATCATACAAAATAGCAACTGCCGCACCCAATGCAGTCATTGCTATTCTTGCACCTTCTGCATTTTTTTCAATTACATTTTTAAGAACACCGCCAAGTTCTTGCATCAATGGAATGCCAGAAGAGCCTACCTGGTCTATTGCAGCATTTAATAATTTTGCTTTTTCAGCTGTTTTTTCAAACGCATCAGCTGATAGTTCCATCTCTTTACTTATACCCGATAACTGAGTTTTTAATTTCTTTGCTTGTTTATTCGTAAGTTGTGCACTTCTTACTATTGAATCAAATTCTGAACGAGATTTGTTTAAGGATTTTCTAGCTTGTTCTTCCGATATTACCCTATCTTTAACCTGTTGAGCCAAAGAAGCTCCTAGTTTTTGATGTGCAACATATTTTTTTTGAGCATCGGTAAGAATATTTCTTTGGTCATCCGATAATTTTTTGTTAGTTGATATTTGTTTAGAAATATCTTCTTGAATTTTAAGTTGTTTTTCAAGAACTTTTAACTGTAATTTATATTCGGTTGTTCCTTTTTCTAATTCCGCAGTTCTAGCAAGAAATGCGCTTTCTAAGCCACTTTCTAGTTCATTTTTACTTTTAGCAGGTTTTTTTGAAGCAGCCATATGTTATATTAACTATATTTTTTAATTATAGCATCAACATTTGAATAATCACTCTCAGCTCCTGCATCTTTTAATGCTTGTCTGGATTGAGTTAATAATTTATCGGTGTGTTTATCCCAATCGGACCATATATCAGCCAATTCCGGGTCTTCTTTTCTTAAACGTGATAACCAATCACTTTCCTTATTCTGTGCCTTTGCTTTAAGAAACAACGAAAAGAACTTATCTAATATTCCTTCTGATAATAATCTTTTGGACATAATTGTGCTTTTAATTTATATTACTTATATAAATATTACTTTCTTCGAGTTTTAGATGAATTATTTGTATTTTGGTTTCTAGAAGAATTTACAGTTTCTCTTTCTTGCTCTTTTACTTTAAGTAATTCTTTGAAATAAAACTCACGTAACTTTGTTGGCATGAAATAAACATCATTCCAATTAAACCCCCCATTAGCATAATAAACCATTTGGAAAATTTGCTCATGTAGTAAAACCGAATAATTAATCGGCAGGGTAAAAAAAGTCACTCCCAAACGGGATTCTTAGTGCCTCCGTATCACCTGCTGAATTCTCATAATCAAATGTTAAATCTAAATCAGGTGTTAAATCACCAATTGCCTTTCTCAATGCTTTTGAATCAGCTGCTAATAATCTATTTGATATAAAACTACTAATACTACCCAAATCCCTATTACCATCTACTTCTGTAATGATTTTTCTATATCTTGCAGTAATTTCATTTCCATTTTTTGTAATCTTTTCACTTGCTTCAACATCTTTTTGAATTGCAAGCTCATCACCGTGTGTAAGTAATTTAAACTTTATTGGTGTTTTTGATTTTGGTAAAATAAAATCATATTCATTATTTCTTGACAAAAGAGAAAAATCTATTTCTTTTGTTTTTAATTTAGATAAATCTATTTTTGTAATTACATCCTCACCAGAAATAGGGTCTGTTACTGATACATCATAATCAGAACCAAACGCTAACATTCTAGAAATAATAAGAATTGCATTTTTATCACCAATTAAAAGGTCATTTATATTTACACCAGGTTCTACAACTACTGATTCTAATAATTTATCCAAATGTATCCCTTTACGAATTAAATTGGTAGAAGTAAGAATATCTTCTTCTTTTGCCGTCATCAATTTAATTGTAATTTCACCCTTTGCAAGTGGATGATTTTCTGGATAAGATAATCCCTTTGATGGTAGTGTGATAATTTCCGTTGCAAATGAGAAATTTTTTGTAGATTGTGAGGGAGTTGCTCCTAAACCTCTTGTAACTTGTTGTTCTAATTCTTGTTCCATAATAAAATATAACTTTGTGTTTAGTAATATATATCACATTTTTAAAAAAACAAAGGGGAAACATTGCTGCTTCCCCTTTTATATTTAAGAGTTTAACTATTAGAGATTAGTATTCAAGTATAGCGTAATCGTAAGTTAAAGTTAATTCAATTGATAATGGGTCGTTTGATGCCCAATCTAATTCACCAAAGTTTGCAGATGTAATAAATGCTCCTTTTAATGTCCATTGTTCTACTTTATCACCAACTGGTCCTAATAGATAGAATGTAATATCTTTCTTATAGAATGCTGCGTATCCATCTCTACCTGTTAATGATTCGTGTGATGTTCTAATCCACTCCATTACTTGTTGTGCTCCCGATGGAACAATTGGGTCATAAAGTGTGATGTTAATATCATCCCAAGTTGATTTTCCTTTTATCTTTCTTTTTACGTTGATATGGTCTAATTCAACTACTTCGGATGTAAAAGTTGGTCTACTTGCAGTTTTGATAATGTATGACTCTATACCATTGATTTCCATGATGAATCTGTTCCCTAATTTGGGTTCAAAATTCTTATAGAACATCTTGTCAAACTCTAATATTTCTGGCATTTCTTTTGTATTTAAATGTTATTCTTCTATAAATATCTAATTTTTTAATTATCCGTTAAATGCGGCACCAGTTGGTAAAATGTTGAAGTCAATTTGAATGAATTCAGCAGTTTTAGTTGGTTGTAAGTAGATAGCTCCTTTCATAATGTTTCTATCAATTACATCTGGTGTGTTGTTAGAATTATCCATCACTACTTTGAATGCGTAAAGTCCTTGTCTTTGTTGAATTGCTTCTAAGTAAGGGTTTACGATGTTTAAGAATCTATTTCTAGTTTCAGCAGTATTTTGTTCGAATACTAAATATCTCGAAGTAGATGCGATGTATTTTCTAACAGTCAATAATAATCTTCTTACGTTAATTCTATCCAATGCAGATGGTTTATCTTGTAATGTCTTTTGTCCGAACACTACGATACCTTGTCCTGGGAACTGAACGATTGGGTTTACTTTTGCTTCGTATAATGTATCTTTTTCAGATTGAGTTAAACGATTTTGAACAGATACTGCCCCAATCAATCCACCTCTATTTAAACCTGCTGGTGCAAACCATTCAGCTGCTACTCTATCGTTGGAAGCAAATACTCCTGGTAACAATACAGATGGTGGAACAGAAATCAATTTGTTTGTGTTTACATCGATTGTTTTTACCCAAGGGTAGTAAGTTGCTGCGTAGTTAGAATCAATTGCTTCTGCCTGTGTTACTGCTTGTGCAATTGAGTCTGAATAAGCATTTGTGTCCATAATGTAGAAACAATCACTTCTTTCTTCAACCATATCCAAAACATCAGTTGTTACAGATGGGTGTAATCTTCTAATAACACCAGGAGTTACAACCATATTGATGTCGAATTCGTCTGCGTTTGATAATGCTGCAATTGCTTTACCGTATGCTACTGAACCACTTGCAGTTGCCGATGATAAGTTAAATCCTTGTGAATTTCCTTCTACAATATCATTTCCTTTGTAGATTGGAGTTGCAGGATTCATACCATCAAAACCTTCTTGGAATGCTACGATGAATTGTGCAGATGTTGAACCAACTGCTAATGAACCACCGTTTGCTACATCTAATCCAAATGCACTATTCTCACCTACACCTGCTCCTGTTGGGATTGGTTTAGCATAAATTGCGTTGTCTGAATTACCATCTAAGTCAATACCACCGTATTGTGCAGTAGAACCTGTGATGTAAGTTGCTTCTGGAATCAATGCTCCAACTGCTGCTGATGCAGAAACTGGTAATGTATAAGCTCCGTGTCCGAAAGGAACTGCTTGAACTGGTGCAGATTCGTTTAAGTTTGCAATTCTAATATATTTTGAGTTATTCACCCAATCACCTGTTTCTGAAATTTTACCTGCTGCATCGATTGATAATTTTCTATCACCGATTACTCTACTGATAAAATTAGGAGAATTAGGGTCTAAGTTAATGTTTGAGTAAGTTTCTAATACAACTTTCTTTTTGTTAGTATCTGAATATTGTCTTACTGTTAAAGTAAAAGTTCCATAATCAGTTCCACTTACAGTTCCTGCTGCTTTGATATTAGAAATACCAATTTTAACTTTTGTATTTGCAGAGTTACCAACACCTAATGTTTCAACTTTAAATAAGTTATATCTATCACCTGAAATTGTTTGTGATTGAATGTATGGTGTGATTGCCTCTTGTGCATCAAATCCGAAATTTTGGTCTCCTAATACAGTTACCGAAGCAGATGCATGAGAAGTAAATGCAATTGAAGAGTTCTTAAAGAATGCATATGAGTAAGCAGTTTTTGCTCCCAATGCAGATGTTCCGAATACTGCTTCAATATCATTTGTATCAGATGAATCCAAAGATGCAGTTAAATTTAAACTACCACTATTAGTGTGTAGGATAAAATCACCGTTTCCTGAACCAGTTACGTTAGCACCATATAAACCCGCATTTGAGTTTGTTGATGTATTGAATAAGATACCTAATGATTGTGATACTGCTCCCGAAGTTGCAGTTAATAATAAAGGAGCAGTTTCGATGTATCCACCAATACCTGCAATTCTTGCGATTGTTGCAGTTCCTGCTTCTCTTAAATATGATTGAACTGCTAATGGTGTGTAGTATGTATCATCAACTATTCCAAACAAAGTTTCAAATTCTGTTTGAGAATTTACAATTGTTGGAACGATTGGTCCTTCTTTGAAAGGTCCGATGAATGCTGCACCAATATCAGCTACACCTTGTTGTAAAAATGAAAGGTCGTTTTCTTTTGTAAAAACACCTGGTGATACTATTTTGTCTGCCATTTTAATGCTAAATTTAAAAATTTTATTATCTCATTATAAATATAAAAATTATTTTCAAAACATCAATTGTTATTTATATGATGGAGAGAAATAATCATATACTTGCCCAATTTCAGTTGAAGTTAATTGTCTGTTATAGAATAATACAGGTCCAAGTTGTCCAGTAAATGGATATGAACTTTCTCTAAAATTATATCCAACTGTTATTAAAGCAGATGTTGTATAAGTTACTGCACCATTTGCTTTTGTTCCTTGCGATGTTTTATCCAAATATCCAACATTTGTACCATTTTGTGCCGCAGTATAAGAAATCATATACCAAGTATTTGTAGATAATGCGAATGTACTACTATTATACTGAATACTTGTTCCATCGTGGATAAAATATGTTCCACTACCGTTTGAATTTAAATATAAAGATATTAATCTATCCGCACTTGAAGTACCCGTTTGTTTATTAAAGTAATTTAAGTAGCTATTTCCAGGATGTGATGCAAATCTAACCCAAGCTATTACCGAATATGCCGATGTATCAAATTGAGTATATCCACCATTAATATTTGTTGTGCCATCCTTATACCAAAATTTGTTAGTATCCAAAGACCAATATTTTTCTTTTCTACTTGCACCATTATTGTATGCCGGATTACCACCACTAATACCTGCTGCGTTTGATACACCTGCTGGTCTTAAACCTGTTCCGTATCCACCCAAATCTAACCAATCGGCAGTTGCAGTTCCTGATGTAGATGCTGCTTTTGATGGGTCTAAATACATTCTTAAACCAGATGATGGAATGTATGGTTGTGTAGTTGTTCCTTTATTATGGGATATTGTTCCATTTGCTAAATAAACGTCGGCATTCTCTACATTGACAGTTACAATTTCAATATCTTCATTTATAATTCCAATATCAGTTACTTCAACTTCTAGTAAACCATCCGCATCTGTATAAGTTACTATTTTATCACCAATAAGAACATCTTGAATAGCTTTGAAGTGATATTTATTTATTTCAACATCATATATCCAAAGAGGGTGAGTTCCAGTTGCTTTAATTAAACCACCATTTAATTCATAATATCCACTTGCAAAGTTGAATGTAATATCACTAACAACTACATCTTGCGATGCACCATCAGATTCTTCTAACATATAGAATCTCCAATCTAATTGGTCAGAATCAGGGTCTTGTGATTCATCAGGTAAACCTGCTGGCACCCATGCTTTAATTGTATCACCAACTACTAAATCTTCAACATTTAATTCCGTTCCATTTGCAAGAGTTATTTTAGTTCCAAATAATAAACAGAAATCAGGTTGGTTAATTGTATTATATACATCAACCGCATATAATGTTTTAGTAGTTTTTACTCCATAATTTGTTGCATTTAAGTTGTAACCATCTGCATATTGCATAGTTAAAACAGAAGATGCTTCCGAATATGTAGATGCTGCAATAGATGCAGGTGTTAAAGGAACTACTGTTGGACCTGTTGAATATGTTCTTGTGCCAGGTGAAAAATTTGCATTATCAAATGAACAAGTATAATTGTTTGCAACTTGCTGAACTTTTGAATAAAACAAAGAACCAGTAGATGCAAATGAAAACTGTGCGTTTTCTGTTGTGCTTTCTACTATGTATGTATATGTTGGAACTGTTACAGTAATTGCATCAGTTGCAAATCCAAGTAAAGAGGAGTTATTAGTTGCTCCACCTAAACCTCCAATTGAAACTTGCTGAGAAGTTCTTACCGAACCACTTACTGCTCTGTATAAATTTCCTAATGATAAATTAGTTCTTGCCATTTTTTATGTATTATTCTCCGTTATAAATATGTAAAAGTTTTTCTTTCCATATTTCAGTATTTCCAAAGTGTGATTGCATCCAATCTTTTAATTTTTGATGTTCTGCTTTCCTTTCTTCGTATGTATCTTTACAGATTTGCTCATAGGTTTCCTTAAAAGTTTCTGCATCTTTTGCTTTATATTTGTAGTCAAGGGGAATACACCAGTTTTCATGTAGTATTGGTATTTTGCCCCAATCAACTGCTTCAAATATTCCATATCCAAATGGTTCATTTTCAAAACACGAGTGAGATATACCCCAATCAAGTCCGTAGAACCTTTCTTTATATTTGTAATCAAACTTATAAATTTTACTTTTTTCGAATTTGTATCCATATTTTAGTCGGTAATACTTGTTAAATGTTTCTGTGTTAGTAGATACATATGATTCAAGTCCATCTATGAACTCCACATTTTTTCTACCCTCTGCTCTTGCAGCAAAACCTATTTTTAACGATTCCGAAACCTCTTTATTTACTTTAAATTCGTATTTGTTTGGTATTTGATGTAAATTATCCGTCTTATATGGAAAATGATATAATCCTACCCATACTTTATGTTTAATTTTATCAATCATTTCTGATTCATATTCCCAATTACCATACCAATGTAAGTATTCTTCTTTTTGCATTTGTGCCATTAAAGACACTTTTGTTAAATTGTGAAAAACGATTGAATCAATCTTTTCCAAATTTTGATGAATAGCTCTTGTTGGGGTATAATGACCATGAAGAATATGTATCCGTCTTGCACCTTCAAATATTTTTATTATCTCATCTTCCGATGTTTCCCAAATATGGTCAATATCAATTGGAAATTCTTCGTAATTTTGAGGTTTGTGTCTGTGGAATAGAAGAAGTGGCTTCACCTCTAAATGAGGAGCCACTTCCTTTATCCATTCTGTTACCCATATATCCGCACCACTATTGAACCAAGGTCCTCCTGCGGTGGTGTAGTAAACGTCATACATTTATTTAGAACCTATTTGTGCTTTTAATTGGTCTATTTGAATTTGTTGTTCTTTAATTGCTTCTACCAATAAACCTATCATTTTAGAATAATCTAATGCTAAGAAACCATCATTTCTTTCAGTTACTACCTGTGGTAAAACTGATTGAACTTCTTGTGCGATTAAACCTGTCTTTGGAGTTGATTTAGTTACTTCGTTTACATCATCATTCCATTCCCAAGTTACACCATTTAATTGTTTAACTTTTAATACTGCATTTGAGATAGTTTGAATACTGTTTTTATGTCTTCTATCGGAAGTGTAGTATGCCGTAATATCACCGGTTGCGGTAATAGTTCCGTTGATTGTTAAATTACCAAATGTTGGAGTTGCATTAGTTGCTACCGATTGTCCGATTGCAATTGTAGGAGTTGCATTTTCACCACTATTGTTTGATAATGTTACACCCGTTCCAGCTACTAAACTTGCAACATAATCACCGGTTGTTTGAGTTGCTAATGCAATGTTTCCACTTGCTGAACCTAAACTTATTTGAGATGAACCCGAAACTACACCTAATGAATTATTATATGCTAAAACATTAGAGTCAAAATTAGTAATCGTATCCGCATCTACTTGCGATGAACCCGATACAACACCATTTGTTGCTTCAATTGCACCTACAAATGTTTCACCATATACTTTTCTAGTTACACCATTATAGTAGAATGAACCAGATGGATGTGAATAAAGTGATGAATAACTTCCTATTATTGCAGTTGTTGTAAAAGTTGGATATAAGGTTGTATCGGTTGTTGTACCTACACTTGAAACTGCAACCGTCTGTCCATAATCAGCAACACCTGCTAAATTTCCTTTGAATGAACCAGTGAATGAACCCGATAAGTTTGGTACTACTGTCCCACTTAATTGTGAAGAACCACTAATTACACCATTGGTTGCGTTTATTGTACCATTAAATGAAGTACCCGTAATTGCTCCTGCTTTAAAATCTGCTAATGTAAACCCAGTTCCGTTTACATCTACCTGTGCATTGGTTTCATCGGTTAGTCCGTTAAACACTTTCCAAGTATGAGAATCACTAGCATCCATAAAGATACCTGCGTGTCTGTAAGTTCCATCATTATAATGTCCTACAATACCCAAATCGTTGTCAATTGATGCAGTTGGTGATAAATAAAGTATATTATCACTAATCTGTACATTTTGTGAATTAATTACCGATTGTGTACCGTAAACTACAATGTTTCCTAAGAATGAAACCGTTGAACCTGTCATTTGAATACCTGCTTGCAAAGAAGAAGTATATGTATTCAAATTAGTTATAGAAACATCTTGTGTATCATTTGTAGTTTTTGCAGTTGATGCAGAACTGATTAAAGAACCAGTGATGGTTGCTAAATTGGTATTTTGAGTTAGTTGAGACCCACTAAATGTGTTTAAATTACTAACGGAAATATTTACACTCGCAGATGTTGTTTCTAAATTGGATAATCTACCATCTTGTGTATCATTTGTAGTTTTTGCAGTTGATGCAGAACTAATCAAAGAACCCGTAATCGTTGATAATGCAGTATTATATGCAGTAAATCCGGTTGTTGATTGCAAAGTTACTTGCGATGAACCACTAACTAACCCATCTATATCAAATAATAAATCGATTTGTGCCGAAGATGAAATAATACCAGCAGGTATGTTTGAAAGTTGTGGATATGATACTTGTGATGAACCCGAAATTAAACCATTTAAAGGTGCAAGTGTTATATCACCCGTATCAAGTCCGATTTCGAGAGTTCCTAATGATGTATTTACATACGGTTCTCCGAATGCTAACGAACCTGATTTCTGTGCGGTTGTCCCACGTCTAAATTTAAGTGCCATCTAGTTTACCTTTTTTTTAGTACGATTATGTTGTTTATATAAATATCTATTTTTTTACGAAACCTACACATTAAAATCTATATGGAATTGGCTTCCACTATAAGTAAAATATTGTGCGTATGATGCCGAATATAATTCCAATGCATCTAATCTAGTATTAGTAGATGCAGTAAATTGGTTTATTTTAGTAAATTCAGCTGCTAAACCTGCTCCTACCGAAATAGATGCAGTATATTCCAAATCATCTAATCTAATCTCCGTTGCTCCTGTGTAAGTATTTAACGATGATGTGAATTGGTGAATTGAAGCAGTTACTTGTGCTAGTGTTGTAAATCTTCCTTCAAAACTAGCAGTTACACTACCGATTGTTCCAAATCTACTTTCAAATGAACTTGCTGAACTGATTAAAGAAGCAGTTACTATTCCAATTTCAGTTGCTCTACTTTCTAATGATGCAGTTTCGGTTCCTAATGTTGCAAATCTACTTTCAAATGAACTTGCTGAACTAATTAAAGAACCTGTAATAGTTGCAATTGCAGTTGCTCTTCCCTCTAAACTTGCAGTTTCTGCGTTCAAATTGGATATTGCAATTGTGTTTAAAGATGCCGTTTGAATTAGAGAACCTGTTATGGTTGCTAATGCAGTTGCTCTACTTTCTAAACTACTTGTTTGAGTTTCTAATGCAGTTAATCTTAAAAGTGTAGAAGAACTAAACGATTGTAAAGATGCACTTGCAACATTTAATGAAGCAGTTGTTTGGTAAATAGATACTAATGAAGAAGTTACACTTGCACTAAATAAGTTTAACGATGCCGTAGTTTGATAAATAGAAACTAATGAAGATGTTACACTTGCACTAAATAAGTTTAACGATGCAGTTGTTTGATGAATACTTGCTAAATCACTATTTACGGATTCTGTATATGAATTTAAACTTGCAGTTGCTTCATATATTTTTATTAAAGAAGCAGTTACACTTGCACTAAATAAATTTAAACTTGCCGTAGTTTGATTTAAACTTGCAGTTGTTGCATTTAATTCCGTTAATTGCAATGAAGATGTAAATACATTATCACCACCTGCTAATAAAATTTTAGATTCACTCCCCCAAGTTCCAGCTTCCCAATAATTGGTAGTAGTATCATATATTAAAGAACCACTTTCTATTGAAGGATTTGTAGCATCTTTTACAATAATACCCGCATTTGTAGTACCTGCTCCATTTAATTCAATAATATTATCACCAATTTGAATAGTTGTTGAATCAACGGTTGTTGTTGTTCCTCTAACATTTAAGTTTCCTAAAATAGTTACAGATGAACCCGTCAATTCAATTGCAGTTTTTAATGATGATGTGTAAGATTGAATATCTCCTAATCTTTGTTCATGTAAAGATGCAGTTTGGATTAAAGAACCACTTATAGTTGCTAATGCGGTTGCTCTTGTTTCTAAACTTGCAGTTTCAGTTCTTAATGAATCTAATTGAACAAGTACAGATGCTGATGC